GATACACAGCTTTTGCTGAACTCCATGTCGTGTCCATTTATTTACTCTGTAGTATTTGCTACACAATATCTCCATGAACGCGAATCACCTGCTGATTCAGAAAAGCGGATCACTTCAATCAAGTCCCCAGGACGAGCACCAATCCACTTTGCTGCCGCATCTTGAGAATCAATCCACGCAAGTTGTTCACGTGGTTTTGTGATCGCAAATTTCTGTTCTAGCATAGTACTTTCCTGATTACTCAGGATACGATGAGGAACATATTTACGATGCTTGGAAATATCAGTTTGAAGACGAAGAATATCAAAGATCTGTAGCAATGGATTCTCTTTTTTGGAGATATATCCACGAACAGTATTCATAATCTTTTCAGAAGATGGAATGACGGAGACAATGATAGTTCCGTTGGTATACCCATTTTCTGAAGAGAATTTGATATAGGAAGACAAATTGGCTTCATTGATACGACTTTTATCACTGAAGATCACTAGGACTTCACCGATCTTGTACATACGTGTTTCATCCAAAACAGATGCCAGCGGTTCAGGTTCTCCAACCTTTTGTCCACGAGACTCTAGCATAGATTTCAAAGTAATCAGAGCTTTGTCTTCCATTCTTTTTATTCTTGTGGTAACTGTAAATCTTTTCCATTTTAGAGGTATAAATGAAAGAACTTTCATGGATCGCATTAGGTGTTGCCACGATTGTCGTTTTAGCTATGCTGACAAAAACTTGGGAGCCCTTTTCTTTGGAACTTGTTGATAGTACCAATATGCAAAGAACGGATGCTAATAAGGATTCGTCTTATGCTCAGGTAACAAATAACGTCAAACCACCAAGTGATCTAGGTATTCCTGCTGTGACAGGAATTGAAACTCCTTTCAGAGTCAACTTGTTTAACTCATTTGTGCCAACATAAGTGTCTGTTTAAAATTATTACGAATACGAGCATCTTGCTCAGGGGGATACTTATTATCTTTGAGAAGACGCGTGTATGCTGCTTTAGCAATATCAAATGATTTGGTGTACGATGCTATAATTGAAAGTTCATCCCAGACTTTCCAATCATAAGTATCAGCTTCGAGAAAAAGGAAGATACCTTCAGGTTTAGGAATGATAGATGCGTACATAGCCATAGATAAAAGTTCACGTGACCATTTTCCTTGCGCTCTACAAATAGACATGTAAGAGACCAACGATTCAGATCTCTGAGGACAAATTTCATGTGCTTTCCACGCCCATTCTTTTGATTCTAGAAGACGAGTCAGATTCAGAGCAGACACGTATTGTTCTTCAAACCATCCACCAATTTCAAATCGTTTCGTGTACCACTTCACAGCTTCATCTTTCATTCCAGCATCACGATAAGATTGTGCTAGATAAAATATGTATCTCGTATTTTCAGGTTCATCTTCCAATGCTTTCAAGATGCTTTCAGCATCGCGCTGATACTTATTTCCGGGGATCATAGATCTGGCTCCAATTGTTCGACCGGTCATCCAAATTTCTTTTGGAAGACGGACATGAATGTTATTTGTTTTATCATTGGTTGGATATTCATGGAGAACGCCTACATATCTCCATCCATCTCCGGCTTTAAAGAGTTGGGTTCGTTCGTATTCTAGCGTTCCTCGGCGAATATAGATGTTACATGCGTTAGGATTAGTCATGTACAGTGCTTTTAGCAAAAAGTTTTTGACATTAGGTGGACCTTCAATAAGATCATCGGCATCAATCATCAGAATATAATCCATCTTTCCATCACAGAGTTTTAAGGCTTCAGATCTTGATTTACCAAATCCTTTCCAATCTCCTTCATGAACAATTCCATCAACTCCTTTGGACTCATAAAAGTCTCTGATAATTTTTACAGTATTATCTGTAGAACCTGTATCGAGAATACAGAATGTATCAATAAATGGTAGAGATGCTTGAAGAACTTCGTGTACAATATGTGACTCATTCTTAACAATCATAGATAGACCAATTTTATACTGAGGAAGTCTCTGAGCCCCAAGCATTTTCACCAATTTGGAATAGAGTTTATCCACATGAACAACTGGGATTCCATCAGGAACACGAATACATGGTTCGGTCAACACTTTCATCCCAGCCCATTTCCAACGATTACACCGAATGGATTCATATTCTTGAAAGCTATCTGAATAATGTAAGTTTAGAAGAATATGAGCCTTACAGATCTGTTTGTCACGTTCATCGCCAAACAAATCTGTAATCCAATGTACACGCAAAAACTGTGATCGCAAGCCTTCAATAATCCGTTTACGTCTCTCAGATTGAGTTCCTACAACAACTACGTCATATTCTTTAGGAACATCTAGATATCCACGAAGTTTTTCAGTTTCAAGAGCGGTTTCTTTATAGGGAAAATAAGTACCACCAGCTAGTTTAACGTTCTCTTCAGAATAATCCAAAACTTCATCAGCAAGAAAAACAAAAGATTTATATTCAGCCAGATTTACAGGGACACAAAGCTGTTCTGTATTCAAAAATTTTATTTTGGATCCAGAAGGTACATTAGGGATACGACGAACGCAAAGATAATCACCTTCTTCGAATTTGGTTTCGTTATTGTACTGAACAATCTCATCTTCACCTGCGAAAGATTCTACATATTCTTTCATATATTTATATTCATCTTGATGACACAAGATCTTCATTTGGTATTACATAGCGTCCAAGTCTAAAATGGTTTTGAGCGGAGGAGGTAGAGTTCCAGCTGTTCTGTACCCAAGGACTTCTTGCCATACGGATGTAAAGGAAGGTAGGTTACTAGAAAACCATTCGGTATCTTTTTGAATAAGCATATCCTTTCTTGCGGCGAGAGACCAGTATACCACATCCCAATCTAGTCTGTCTTCCATAAAGGACACCATCCATTCTTGAATTGTTCTGCTATCTGCTAGTTTCTTGTATGTTACGGCTCTTGTTTCATTGTTAACGGCATAGCAAGATTTTATACCTTCTTTAGTAGTCCATTCAGCGTAAGAATGTTTCACAAATTTGAATTCGGAGTACTCACATTCTTGAAGTCCTGTACACGCAAGTTGAAGTTGAATTTGATCATAATAAGAGTCAGGAATTGGAGCGGCTGGATCAACTTCACGAGAAATAGGACATTTAATTTCGATCAATCTTCCGTGTCGTTCTGTTCCTAGAAGCAGACCATCTGGTGATGCGCCAAGGAAAGAATATTCAGGGTGTACAACGCAGGCCAGATCTCTAATTTGAACCCCAGATTGTTCAACAAGTTCTTTTGCTACTTCTTCAAATTGAGTTCCCCAATCTAGAGATGCTACACCACCTGATCCTCCTACTCGGGGTGTCAATTTTGATACAATTAATTCACGACGAGATGCGGCAGTTGCTGTCATTTTAGCTTTAGAAATTTCAGAGGCAGTAAGCATATTTGATCTCCGATCATGCCAAGCATCTGTTCTCTGATTACAGTCACCATAATCGCGAATAAGCGTTTCAATGATAGCTTCCATTATGTAGATAGGTTACCACACTTTAACTCGTATACGTTTTAGATGATAGAAGTCCAATGACTGTAGGCAGACCACCAATATAAGAACCAATAACTAGTGGCAAAATAAATTGGAATTGTAGAGTCAATGTAGCTAAAAACTCAATGACTTTTAAGGAATGCATAATTAAAGGATCAATCAGAACAACCGCATAAGTTCCTGCTTGAGAATAGGGAATATGACTTACATTAGGATCCATTAGTCGATTAATAAGTGAGGTTGAAACAACATTATCATAATGTGTTGATAGAAAACCAGTTACAAAACAGATGACATACAGTGTCAATACTTTAGACCATGTATTAATTGTTACACCCATAAACTGGGATGTAGTTGAGTTATCGATGCCTGGACCAAAATGTAAGAACCCATTCGCAAATGAACCTTCAATGTCCAAATATACGAAATACGCAATTAGGAACACAATAAATAAAATAACTACGATATACGGGTTATTGAACAAGTCCATTATCATTTTAACAGAGGATTTTTACTTAAGTAATGGACCAAATACAAAGTCAAGAACAATGGGTTCTACATCGTCTCGAAAAATTTTATGCAGTACCGGAGAACCTCCAGAAGGTAAAAGCCGTCCTGTCCGGAGAGTCGGTTCTTTCTTTACGGTTGATCGATTGGTTTGTGACGAATTACGCGAAGATGCACAATGTATCGTTCGACAATCAGGGGAAGTATGTGATAGTGTACCTCTCATACAAAAGCCATCTCAAAGCGTACAGCAAAAAAATGTTCGATCCTTTTTGCCGATGCCGCCGAATCAAGTTCGCTGAAATGGATACCACTGTAGGCCAACTAAACTTCTTTCAATGGATTATTTCTGATGGTATTCTAGATCATATGTATACCCATCGTGAAGAAATTCACAAGGATATGGAAGCCCGTATTCACGCATCCAAGCAAATAAATAAACGTCATGAAATTTCTCAATGTGCTTCAGACAAACTGTCTACGCACAGTGTTCAAGTAAAAGTTTCGTTCAACTAATCAAATGTACTCGATACTGAGACCCGAATTAGTGTACACCGATGTGTCAGCAGACATTCTAGAACATGATGAAGACTATGATGCTTCAGAATGGTCATATTCTGGAAAACAATTGTACCGAGGAGCTGTAGACAGATCCTACACCAAATGGAACTTAGATGTGTATTGGTTGTACGACGATTCTTTACAGAGAATAGGTCTTGCCGAACATGATATGGATGATCCTTCTATATTTGAAGCCTTATGGTTCCGCGATACACCATTCGGAACTTTGTTACAAGAAGACTGGACTGTAGAAGGATCGCTATATGAAAAAATGACACCCGAAGCATATCAAGACGCATCTGTATGTAATGTTCTTCTGAAGTTACATGGGAGGTTAATAACCCCAGATTATATTATCAACGGCATCCCAGAAGCATGGGAATGTACCGAATGTGGAACCAGATCTTTTTCACGATTTGAGTGCAAATCAGTGAAAAAAATTGAAGTTTCCTCCAACCCTTTTTTTGTAGATTCTTCTTTAGTCATCTACACTCCCGTAAACTCTAGGCTTACGCTTGAGCACGGCGTCTGCGTCCTCCACCGCCACCAGCGGCAGGAGGAGCTTCCTCAGCTGGAGTCTCTTCCTTCTCCTCTTCCTGAGCTTCCTCAACAGGAGCCTCCTCCTCAGCAGTGAAGATCGAAGCGGCACTCTGACGAGATGGCTGAAAGACCTGACTGTTCTTGACTCGCCAAGAGACACCAAAGGACTGTCCAATAATGTAGACAGAACCAGTGATGACTAGATTCGCCTGTACGTACTTTTGAAAT